TTCAAAATCTATGATATAATAAATATGTAAGAAAGGAAAACGAAATGTAAAAGACATTTTGTTTAGCAATTATGAACCAAGTGAAGATGCGCTAACCACGCAGCTTGGGATACTTGAATAACAGCCATACACTACTGCCCGGGATACTAGGCAAGTGCGGCCGCAAAACTAGTAATAGTTAGCGATAGCGGAGAAACTCCAAATGTTAAGAGTATGCGCCAAGTAATTCGCTTGAAAATGCACGATTCCTTACGGCGACACAATAGGAAGCCAGGTTAAGAGCCAGGCCAAATCCAGATAAGGTATTGGGGTGGTAGCCAATACAAACTCTGGAAAAACCACAAGTCGCTATGTCGATGAAAGCCAGAAATGGCATATAAGTAAGGTTTGCGGTTGGAGTAGCCCAAGACAGAAATTTGTATGTAAATAGAAATACAAATACAGATATGAATTTCTGCTGAATGGTTTGGGTGAAACTTAGAGGTAAACAATCCTCTCTATTCTCGGCGCTAGGCGCGGGAATCGGATGGTATAAGGTCGCTACTTATGCCACAGCCCGGTTTTCAATAGTAGCATAATATTCAAGAAGAATTATGAGGTACGGCGAAGGTCGCAGTAATTGTTAAACAAAGTGTCTTTTATACTAAAGAAATAAGAGTAAGGGGCATTTTAGCAGATGGGAAGAATTTCTCGTCAAACCGCAGAGTGGATGATGCGGATGCGTTTTTCTAATCTTTGGTGTCTTAGGTTTTGTGCTATATAAATAATATTTGCGGTGGTGGAATAAACGCAAGCAGAATTAAAAAACAATCATTTGATTGTTCAATAATCTGTAGCGGATACAGTGGCAATGTTAATGCAAAGTGCATTGTATCAGTAGACACATAGTGTTAGGGTGCTTCTCCAGAAGATAAGAGCAAATGCTTCAAAAAGTAACTATGATAAATAAGAAGAACTCGGCCAATTCACTTATTTATCATGTGTAGTGAAAATCTACACCCGCAAAAATTTAAACCGCAGAGTGGATGATGCGGTATAAAAATATCGACCATCCCTTATGAGTGGGGAAGTTGAAATACTGTCAGCTACATAGGGTGAGTCCAAAAGCCCATGGTACTAATGGACTATGCGTGAATACGGAAACACAGAAACCGTTAAAAAGAGCCTGAAACGCTTGGCATTTTATAAATTAAAGGAGAATATAATATGAAAATTTACATTTATATAGATGATATTCGTGAATGTACTTGGGCTAACATATTAAAAAGTAATCAATACCAAGTTCAGGTATGCCGAGATTATCATAGTACAATTGATATATTAGATTGTTGTACGAAAAATGATGAAATTTTCATTGACCTTGACCATGATATTGGACTTGATGGTTCTGGATATGATATTTGTAAATATATTGTAGAACATCAAATTCCACTTGTTGGTTTTCATATTCATAGCATGAATCCTGTTGGTGTGCAGAATATGCGGCAATTACTTACTCATTATGGATACAAAGAATACTGATATTTGACTTTATTCTAAAATTATAGTATAATAAATATGTTGAGAGCGTGGGATATATAGTTATATGGATGTAAGGCGCCACCACGAACAGTACTATATACGGCGATTCTCAACATTAACTAGGGCGGACAAGGCTTTGGCGCATGATTAAATTGAGAACTTGGGAGATCGAAAGATCGAATGATAACCAATAATCAATTTAAAACAGGGCGGTGGGACGCGCGTGGCCCAATAACATCTTATGCACTAGCGTGCAAAAAGTTTCTAGAAGCGTAAAAACGCTTCTTGTATCTCCCGTTCGTCTAACGGAATAGGACAATAGACTACGGATCTATTAATGAGGGTTCAAATCCTTCACGGGAGACCATTACGACGATTACAGCAATAATTTTAACAATAAATTAGGGATTTATTTAGTTAGAAGTCGTCGTGTTATTTATGGGTCGGTATACCGTATATGGAAGCGGCGCTGACTGTAAATCAGCTGTCAATGACTCAGGTGGTTCGATTCCACCGCGGCCCACCAATAGTGTTGCGAGCTGAGTCGCAGGAAAGTTACTACCCTAAGGCAACCGTTGTGAGTTTGGTGTTCAAAACTCTCATATGGGCGAGTAGTCAAGTGGTCAAAGACATTGGAACCGATAAAATGAATCTAGTAATTGAGGTTCTAACAGCTACTTAATGGACTGTAAATCCAAGGCGAAAGCTTCGCAGGTTCAAATCCTGTCCTCGCCCACCATAAAGGGGAGTGGTGTAACGGCAACACGCAGGTCTCTAAAACCTGGGCCTTCTGAGGGCGTCATTCTCGGTTCAAATCCGAGCTCCCCCGCCAATTATAGACCATTTCGGCAATTAATTTTGGTTAAAAAAAATTTCTGTAAAAAATTTTTGAATAGGTTCGATTCCTATAAATTAAATGGTCTAGTTTATGCAGGTATAGTTTAGCGGTAAAACTTCTGCTTGCCATGCAGACGTCGCGGGTTCAATTCCCGCTACTTGCTCCATTAATCACATGAGATAAAAGTACGATCAATAAAATAGTCTATATCCTTCGTTGACGCTATAAGGGTAATTAATGAAAAGTTAATTACGGTGGATAGGTTCCATTTGGAGAATCGGGAGAATGGATGTGATTTATATGCGCCATTAGTTTAGTTGGAAAAGCATGTGACTTGGGAGATTGGTGTAGTGAAGGCACATACTCGCGCAAGTAGGGCCAAGTTTGAATCTTGGGTCTTCCACCATTAATCACAGTATCCGCGATTCAAATCCGTGTACTTGCTCCAATGCTGTCGTAGCTTAGTTGGTAAAGCGTGCGCTTGGTAAGCGCAAGACCACGGGTTCAAGTCCCGTCCTCAGCTCCATATGCGAGTGTAGCCAACCGGTAAGGCACTTGACTTTTAATCAAGGTACAGTGGGTTCAATTCCCACCACTCGCATTAGATATATGTGGTAAGTGGCGAAATGGTATACGCGTCGGGTTGTGGCCCCGATTTCTCATTAGAGAAGTGCAGGTTCAAGTCCTGTCTTTCCACCCATTATGGCACGGTAGCTGAGACGGATTAGCAGTGGACTGAAAATCCACATAGGTTGGATCGTTACCAACCCATGCCACCAGGGGATTGCTGTTTATTCCGAAAGGCAGTAGAACTGTAAACAGCGGCTGAAATGTCGTTAGATAGGGATACGGTAATTTTTAAGAATAGAAACTGGAAATTTTATTCAAGTTTGTCGTATTTAAAAGAGGAAACACCAGGATCAACCTATCATATCATAGGTCGGTGGTGCAATTGGTAGCATGACGGTCTCCAAAACCGTTGATTGGGGTTCGAGTCCCTACCTTCCTGTTTAACTCATCTGCCATGTGTAGAAAGAGCGGAGCATAAGATAATAAAGGATAGAACAGGCAGCTATCACTAATATAAGAGATGCAGATTGTCAACTGCTTATTATCTTGTGCATATGCGTCCAATTCTCGTCGGTCGGGAGAGGGTCTGCAAAATCCTTGTTAGTTGGTTCAACTCCAACTGGACGCTTTAATATTTGACTTTTAGTTAAAATTATAGTATAATAGATATGTAAAGAACGGGGTGTAGCGCAGTTGGTAGCGTGCTTGATTTGGGATCAAGAAGTCGTGGGTTCAAGTCCCACCACTCCGACCAGTAACCTTTGAGAATGGGAATGTATAAAGGTGTTGCCGCCGAAGCGGGTCGCGAACCAAATCGGAAAGGAAAATTCTCGTATCCCAGACGAACCACTAGGGAATCTTAAGGAGGTGGTCGCCGTGAGCCCGGTCGTTAAAGATATACAAATGTTATTGGTATATCTGGCTTATTTTGAGGTAACAATTATTACCGGTGGGCTGACACCTAAAATCCGACAGACTTACCGGACGAATGTGCCGGCGGTTGGCAGGCAACGGAAAAACCTGTGTTCTTATCGGACGTATGTGCCGATGGCTGGCGGACAGCAGAAAAATCAGCCATCAAACGCTTCATTAATGTAATGGCAACATAAGTGTTTCGTAAACACTATATAGAGGTTCAATTCCTCTATGAAGCTTCAAGAAAGGTGATAATATGTATAAAGATCAAAAGCCCATTTATCGTATTCTTTTATTCTCAAAAATTCCTGCACCAAATGAATGCGGCTGGCCTGATTGTGGCACACAAGATGACGTAGGCTTTTACTATGAATATGAAACCGCAGTTCGCGCTATGCATGAAAATTGGTGTGATATTCATGAGTATATGTTTAAAGCCGGATTTATTTTAACTTTATATCCCGGCTGTTATGATAGTGCAACAAAAGATCGTCGTACCTATTTTGAATGGAATGAAGAACGCGGTGGATTTTTTGAAAAAGAAGAACCAGAATGCTTTAAACATTTTTCTTATTAAGGAGAATTATTGCTATGATGTTTGTAACAGATTTATTAGACCGTTTAGAAAATTTACGTATTTCTGATGACGATTTTTTTGGGAAAGATTATACTACTCAATGTGCCTATGAAAAAGCAAACGATATGTTTGATAATTGTTTACAAATAGTGTATGATTATTTTGGAGAACATATGTCTGAATGAAGTTATATTAATTGAAGAACGTATAAATAATTGACTTTAATTTAAAATTATGTTATAATATATATGTAAGAAAGGAGAAATAAAATGGAAGAAAAAAATGCAACTTTAAGTTTTTCATTTTATCCAGAAAATTATCCTGATGTAGATTTAACCTTTCACTGTTCAGAAGATTTAACTATGAGTGAATTAGTGAGTTTTTTTCGGCGATTCGCAATTGCTTTAAGTTTTAGTCCTAAAACTATAGATGACTATTTTGGCGAAGAGGATTAATTCCTCTATATGGGGCATTCGTATATTGGTATGATTACGCCAGTCTTATAAACTGGTCAGGATGGTTCGATTCCACCATGCCCTACCATTTAAAGGAGAATAAAATGAGCTGGTTTACAAAAAAGAAAAACAATAATAAAGTAGAAGAAGTTCCAACACTTTATGTTCCAAAAGAATGTGAGCATTTTTGGTGGGATTCTTCACCATATTTTATATTTTCTTGGAATGTTTATTATAATGAAGCTAATAAAAAACGAGAAAAAGAAAAACAGCTTGGTCGTTTAGTTATAAAAATCTATGAAACTTATATTTGTTGTAAATGTAAACAACGTAACGATGAAGTCTTATATACAATTGAAATAGAAGATATAACTCGAAATAATGCTTTAATTGAAATCGAAAAACGAAAAGAAGAATATAAAGATTTTTGTAGACCTCGTGCAGAAGTTGAAGATGAAATTAATGACTTAATTTATGGAATTGATCGTAATCTTCTACAAACTATTGCTTTATATCAACCACGAAAAGTGGGTTCAGTAATTAATTCTAATGTCAATGTTCCTATTTTAGATAAATTTTTAAAGGAGAATTAAAAATGGATAGTACTTCAACAACATATACTGTTAAATCTAATTCTGATAAACCAGTTTCATTACCGATTCAATATGGCTGGAAATGCCCTTCTTGTGGAGCAATTATGGCTCCTTGGCAGAACTCTTGTATTAACTGCATCGGCACACAAATTACTGCTACTCCTAGTATTACATGGCAATCTACTGGAGATCCTAATCCTTGGTGGAATCAAGTAACATGCAAATCTGGAGATACAGCTACTACCACTTGTAGTAGTGTTAATACAACTCTTACAAATAATTCTTTAAAATCCGCAATGAAATCTCATGGAATTAATATTTGACTATAAATAAAATTTATAGTATAATATATATGTAAGAAAGAGAGAAAGGAAAGTGATGATTATGCGTAAAATGAGTCGTACTGTGTTTTCTTCCTCTTGGAGCCGTGTCAAGCAAGCTAAAGAACTTGATGACTGGCAGTGTGAGACGTAATCTCTTGTTAGAAACAAATTGCGGCCAAAGTATACGTCACCGCTTCTTATATATATTTCTTGCCTATTGAGTAGGTCGGCCGCTGAAAGATAGGGGAGAAACCGCTAATTAGCTATGTTCCTGCGGTATATAAAAAGAACATAATTCGCGGAGAGAAGATTCTTAGAACGGAACACTTCATGCCCCGAATGCGGCAAAATAAAGTCCTCTAAGACGTAGTGCGGTATATAGCGATCGCAACAGCGTGAGAGTAAAATAAAAAACGCTAACAACATGTTGGGGTTTTCGGTGTACGACCTCGAAACCGTATTATAATGGGCTAAGCCGATAGCCTATACATTGCGCGGCTTTATATAGCATATACAGAAAGTATTAATGTTGCCGCAATATTAATACATCGGCTTATATGGGGAGGTACCCAAGTGGTTGAAGGGGGTTGCCTACTAAGCAATTAGGCCAGGTAACTGGTGCGTGGGTTCGAATCCCACCCTCCCCGCCAAAGTCATTAACAGCAATCTTAACAAAAACCGCACTAAAAAATGCAGCTATTTTAAATGTGACTTGTATTGAAAGGAGAATGAAAATGTATTACTACGTTATTAATTACTGGGATGAAATTGACAATGAACCTCGTACTGATTCTGGCATTGTCGCCGCAACTTCTTATGGAGAAGCCGCTCAGCGAGCTACTGAATATTATGGGACTAAAAACGTAGTAGATATTCAGCTTTCTGAGCTTGAACAAGTTCTTTCTGAAGAAGAACTACTTGATATGTTCGAGAGTGAGGGCGAGTAACCGAATTGGCATAGGTACCAGACTAAGAATCTGGGTTTTGAGGGTTCAACTCCCTTCTTGCCCATTACTTATAGGCGAGTAGCCAAGCGGCTAAGGCAACGGACTTTGACTCCGCTAACGTAGGTTCGATTCCTACCTCGCCTGCCATTCAAGATCGTTACAGCAATTAATATTGGAGATAATTTGATGGGCGATAATAAATTATATATAACGATCTTGCTTATAAATAAACATAGGCTCATTACAGCAAATGTAATAAAAATTATTTTATGAAATACTTAGAGATAGCGTTTTAAATTAATAATTAATTACGAGCCTAGAACTTATGGTGATTTTATGAGACAAATAATTATTGCGCGTAAAGATTTAAATATGAGTGCAGGAAAATTAGCCGCGCAAGTAGCACATGCTTCTTTTGCTTTTATATCAAATCAAATTCGTAATACTCCCGCAATTGAAAATGAAACTGGATATAATGTTTCAGTTTTATTAGATAAAGAAGTAATGGATCAATGGTTTAAAGGAGTTTTTACAAAAACAGTATGTGAAGCTAAAAATTATAATCAACTAATGAAAGCTACAAATATAGCAAAAGAACTTGGATTAAAAGAAAATAAAGATTATTTTTTAATTTGGGATGCTTGTTTAACTGAGCTTACTCCTGAAAAAATTGATGAAAATGGAATTGGAAGAACATTGACATGTATTGGATTTAAGCCGCTTCCAGATGAAGTTGCTTGGAAAATTTCAAAAAAATTTCAACTTTATAAATAAAATTATGACTCTTACAGCAATATACTTACCGACATTTTATTACATATATGGTTAATATGGAAGAGTCTAGAAATATGCCGTCGTATCACAATGGTAGTGGGCTCGCCTTGTAAGCGAGATGTTGTAGGTTCAAATCCTATCGGCGGCTCCAATTAAGATAGTTATTCGGCTCTTACAGCAAATACTAGCCGAGGTTGTCTAGGGGACTAAGACACTTACCGTAAAAAGTAAGAGACAAGGGTTCGAATCCCTTCCATAACTATCTTGTTTTATGGGCAGATGGCCGAGTGGCTTAAGGCGGCGGTCTTGAAAACCGTTGGCGTGACGAGCGTCCGTGGGTTCAAATCCTACTCTGCCCGCCAATTGTATATAAAGGAAGTGTTATCTATGCGTCCAACTGCCGAAAAACGTCATAATGATTTTAAAAAAGCAATTCGTAAACGTAGAATTGATCGTGAAACTGCCCCACAAGGTTGGGAACATGATTGGTATGATAACCTTCATCAATACAGTAAAAATAAGATTCATTGTTCCTGCCATTTATGCGCGACTAAAACTAATAATCGTGGACATTATGGGCCAAGAATGAATTGGAGTCCGCGAGATCGCCGTCAATTAGACGAAATGAATTACGATGAAGAAGAGGAAATTGAATAATTTCCTCTTCTTTTTTATTTGACTTATTATATAAATTATTATATAATATTTATATAAAAGAAAAGGAGATTAAGTATGAAGCCTACTTTATATATTCTTTGCGGTGCTCCTGGGTGCGGCAAATCTACCTTTGCGAAGCAATTTACTTCTGATTCTGTAAAATGGATTTCTCGTGACGAAATTCGTTTTCGGTTTATTAAATCAGATGAAGATTATTTTTCTCACGAAAAAGAAGTATTTCGGCACTATTCTAAATTAATTGCACAGGCTCTTAGCGAAGGTAAGCACGTACTTGCTGATGCAACCCAACTTAATGCAGCTTCGCGTAAAAAGCTAACCGCAGCGATTGATCTTGATTTTACTGAATATAATATTGTTTATGTAATTTTTACGGCTTCTGCTGAGACTTGCATTGAACATAATAAAAATCGTGAAGGCCGCGCGTTAGTTCCAGAAAACGTTATTCATCGTATGCGCGCTTCGCTTACTATTCCTAATCACGAAGACAAACGTGAAATTGGAATGGTTACTATTGATGGAGAATTGGAAATATGAGTGAAATCTATCTAACGAGTGATACACATTTTTCTCATAAGCCAGAATTTTTGTGGAGTCCCCGCGGATTTTCTTCTGTAAGAGAAATGAATGAAATAATTGTAGAAAAATGGAATAGTATAGTAAAATCAGATGATATTGTTTATCATCTTGGTGATATGGCTTTGACAGATACTGCGGATGCAATTGCATATATTAAAAAATTAAATGGTTTTATTTGGTGGATTCGAGGAAACCACGATTCAAGGTCGAAAGTAGAAGAAATTACTAAAGAATGTAAAAATGTTTCATTAATTAGTAATCCAGAAGCTTCTTGGGCAACTATGTTTAAATATAACAATAAAATTACATGTTATCTTTCTCACTATCCAACATTGACAGCTAATTATGATGAAAAGCATTTTAATCAACATGTAATCGCTTTACATGGGCATACTCATCAACAAGCTAACTTTTTATATCCTAACAATCCATTCTGTTATCATGTAGGAATGGATAGTCATGATTGTAAACCAGTAAACATTGAAGAAATTATTGGAGAAATACGTCAACGTTGGTTTGATTTACAATCGTTAAAAATTCCAATTGAAGATTTATACACCTATCCAATGAAAGGAGAATAATATGAAAGAGGAAATTCGAGTTCGTTCACAAGAATACAAAGTTTATATTACTAGTGATGGAAAAACATTTACAAGTAAACGAGATGCAGAAAAGCATGAAGTAGAACTTATGCCAGAAAAACAAATTCCAAAGTGTTATATTGAATTACTAACAACAGAAGATTACGAATATTGTTATAAAATAGAATCTGAGGATGATTTAAAATATCTTCAACAAAAGACATGGCTTCGAAATGCTTATTATCATTATGATGGTCCTGGATGGTATATTGCTATTCGGCATGATGGCGGTGATTATGAGGATGATTATAATGTATTCTCAGTAAAGCATTATATTCAAAATCTTCAGCATGATTTAAACGCCTTAAAGGAGCTTGAAACTGAATGAAAAATCCATTCCTTGCTGGAATGCTAATTGGACTCGGGTGCTGTATGTATGTTGCTATTCCAGATAAAACAATTGGAGCCATTTGTTTTTCATTAGGCTTGCTTGCTATACGATTATTCCAACTAGACTTATATACAGGAAAAACTCAATTCTTTTTAAAAAAGAATTCACCATATAAACCAATGAAAATCTTTTGGATTTTTATTGATAACTGTCTTGGAGTAAATTTTATTTTTCTCTTAGTTATGTTTTTTTCTCCAAATATACTTGTTGGCGCACAAAAGATTGGTATGATAAAAGATGCTATTCCAATTGATACTTTAATATTTAATAGCATTATGTGTGGAGCTTTAATGACAATCGCTACATATAGGTTAACTCCATTATGGATTAGCACATTAGCCGTAGCCGCATTTATTCTAGCAGGATTTAATCACTCTATTGCTGACTACTTCTATTTTGTGGCTCTCGGTCATGGCCCCATATCACTTTTAAAAATTTTAATTATAGCCGCAGGAAACTTAATTGGCGGTCGCCTTGCCGCAGCATTTGAAGGAGATTAATATGAAAGAATATGTTGACGTAATTAAACCTAGCGAATGTCCGTATAGTAAATGGATTCCCAATCCTCCATTTATTGAAGAACCTGGATATTATAAATGTAAATTAAAAGATAAAACTTGTAAAACAAACATTGAAAAAACTGAATGTTTATGTTTTAAAACTATATAAGAGGTGTTTATTATGAAACGAGAAATTTTTGAAGTATCAGCTAAAATTGTAGATGCTAATGGAAATTATAGTACTTTATCCGGTTATCCTAAAGTATTTGATAGTAAGTTATTTAATAATAACATTTCAACCGCATTATCTCGCGCATATGGAGAATATTATACTACATTAGGAACATTATATAAGCGCGAAGATAGACAGTTACAGACAGTAATACTTTTACGCTCAGATGGATTAACGTTAGAGTATAGATCTATCGGAGCAATTGCTGATATTCCAGATCCAGAACCCGTAGAAAATAATATTTGACTTTAGATAAAAATTATAGTATAATAAATATATAAAATAGCATAATAAATATATAAAGAAGAAAACCTACGGTCGTGACAACGACTAAGATGAAAAGGAGATAAAAGGATATGAATGAATTACTAAAGGGTCTAAAAACTGTTTCTAACGTTACTACTACCGCCAATGGAGCTACTACTTATAAATCCACCATGAATAAGGTCTATGACCTATTTGCTACTGGCGCTGCAATGCGCAATGCTTCTGAAGAAGATTGTATCTTACTATTTAAAAATGCTTATGAAGAAGATAAGTCTCTTGCTTTGAAATGCGTATTTTATCTTCGTGACGTGCGCGGAGGCCAAGGCGAACGTCATTTCTTCCGTGCTTGTATTAATTGGCTAGGTAAGCATTATCCTCGTGAAATGCAGAACCTAATCAAGCAGATTCCTGAATTTGGTCGTTGGGATGATCTATATTCTCTAGTAGGAACCAGCGTAGAAAAGGATATGTTTAAGTTTATGTATAATCAGGCTGTGCTTGACGTATCTTGTAAAACTCCTTCTCTACTCGCCAAGTGGCTAAAGAGTGAGAATACTTCTTCTCAAGAAAGCCGCGACCTTGCAACTAAAACTCGTGAAGCTTTTGGGCTATCTCCTCGCGAATATCGTAAGATGCTTTCTGCTCTTCGCGCCCGTATCAATATTGTTGAAACTCTAATGTCTCAAAATCGTTGGGATGAAATTGAGTTCGATAAACTACCTTCTCGCGCTGGTCTAATTTATAAGAATGCCTTTGCACGCCATGACGTAACTAAGGCTCGTTATGAGAAATTCATGAAGGATGAAACCACTAAGGTTAATGCAGGAACTCTATATCCTTATGATGTAGTACATGAAGTAACCAAACTATGGGGACATAATGGCTGCAATGGCTGGTGGGGATATAATAACTATGATCTTAAAGTCGGAGTCAATGATGTAAATCGTCTAGCCGTCAATAAGTATTGGGATAATCTAACTGATTATTTCCATAAAGCTACTCTTAATGCTCTTGCCGTAATCGACACGAGTGGCAGTATGACAACCCCAGTGATGAATAGTGGCGTGTGTCCTATGGATATTGCTATTTCTCTTGGTCTATACTGTGCTGAACGTGCGAACGGGCCTTTCAAGAACCACTTTATTTCTTTTAGTTCTCGTCCTCAGCTAATTGAAACCGTTGGTGTAGACTTCTGCGATAAGGTGAGTCGTATTTATCGTCAAAATCTTTGCGAGAATACTAACATTGAAGCAACCTTTGACTTAATTCTAAATACTGCGGTAAAGAATCACCTACGTCAAGAAGATTTACCTAAAAATATCATCGTAATCAGTGATATGCAGTTTGATGTTGGCCGTGGTTATTATGCCCGTAACGGCAGTGGCTCTCTAATGGAAAACATTGAACGTAAGTGGAACAGCTACGGCTATAAAATGCCTAAGCTAGTTTACTGGAATGTCAATGCTACTGTTACCAATGGTAATATGCCTATGCAAGACAAGCAAGGAGTAACTTACGTATCCGGTGCCTCTCCTGTAACTTTTGAAATGATTATGAGCGGAAAGACTTCTATTGACCTCATGATGGACAAACTCCTAAGTGAGCGATATAAAGAAATTCACTCAGTTCTATAATTTATAAAATATAGGGTTAGATGAAAGTCTAACCCTTGATTTTTTTTAAAATTTTTGATATAATATATATGTAAGAAAGAATGAAAGGATTGATATTATGTTTCCTAATTTTCATTTCTCTATCGAACGTTGGCGTAAGAACGAAGAATATGGTGTCTGGGTTAGCACACAAGGACGAGTACGGCTTATTCAGAATAAAGAGTTCCTAAATATTAGGATAGATAAAAAAGGTTATTGTACAGTTTTTACTAATAAAGGCCCGCAGCTCGTTCATCGACTAGTTGCTTATACTTGGCTCGGCGGAAAACGAAATGAAAAATATAATATCGACCATATTAATAGTAATAAACGTGATAATTCAATCAAAAATTTACGTTGGATTGAAGTTCAATTAAATACTGATTATGCCAAATATACTCAAACAGATTTAGAAACAGATTCTATCGAAAGTGTCGAACAAACAGAAGATTTTATTGAAAAATTTAACAGCGATCCTAATAAATCAGGAAGTATTTTATTAAAATTATTTACAGAAAATAAAATTAATCTTTTTTATAATGACACGTTAGTTAATGAATATCAAGATATTTTAAAAGCAATTAAACCTGGCGGGAAAACTCCTCTTAAAAAAGATGTTTTCTGTCATATTGCTCGCGCTATTAGAAAGAATACTCCTTACGGAACATTTATGTGGCGTTTTGAAAAGAAAGAGGGAATCTAATATGGAAACTATGAAAGCTGTACAAGCTAATCATGAATTAGTTAAGTTAATGGCAGAAAAACATCATTATCAATTTGTATTAATGACATGTTTAGTAGGCAGTCAAAATTATGGTCTAGAAACTGATTCTAGCGATGTTGATACTTATTCATTTGTTCTTCCATCTTATATGGACTTTATTTCCGGTGTTCCTATGGTAAGTACCACAGTTGAAATGAAAGATGGAAGCCATTTAAACATTAAGGACATTCGACTTGCTTTAAATCTTCTTCGTAAACCTTCTCCTAATATTGTAGAATGTTTTTTAAGTGACTATAAAGTATATGAACCAGATTTTTATAATGTTTTTAAAGAATATGATAATAATGTAATGCTTTATTATCTAACTCATGCTAATTATAAAAATATGGTAGATGCTATTGTTGGCACAGTTTATCAATTACATGGACGTAATATGACTGAAGGCAAAAAATATGCTCATGCTTTGCGGTTACAACATATGCTTTACCGCTATTTGGATCCACAGGCTCCTGTGTCTGAATATCTTCATATGCGAGAACATGACTTACAAATCGCTCGAAAGGCTAAAATCGAGTATCCAAATAATGAAGAATGTCGTAAACAATATGAATTTATTCGCCAACATATGAATAACTTTGGTAAAGAATATAAAGTTTCAGAAGTAGAAAAAGAAGTTGAATATGTAGCAAAGTATGACATTAATCGTTTTGAATATAAAATTTTTGAAGTTTATTTTTTTTTAAATGGATTAAGGAGAGCCTATGAGCCAGAAATTAACTTTTAAAAATATTTTAAAACATTGGAAAAAAATTCGTTTACACCGCAAATGGGTTCGCCATTATTGCTTTCTTGCAGGTATCCCATGGCGAGGAATTACTCATGATTTATCAAAATATAGTCCAACTGAATTTTTTGAATCTGCTCGCTACTATGTTGGCACAAGTTCTCCAATTGATGCAGCAAAACAAGATAAAGGATATTCTGAAGCTTGGTTGCATCATAAAGGACGAAATCGTCATCATTGGGCATATTGGTCTGATAAATTTAGCGAAGGAACTGTAATTTATCCTATGCCTAAAAATGATTTTGTAGAATTAATATGTGATTTTCTTGGGGCCGCTCACGCCTATTCAGAAGAAAATTTCTCTTATTATAATGAATTACAATGGTGGGAAAAAGATAGAGAAAAAGGAAATAAAGCTATGAATCCCATTAATAAACGAATGGTAGATATTATTTTACACGACCTTGCCGCGGCAGAAAATGATTTAATTTTAAATTCTCCTGAAAAATTAATTAAATCAGGTTATATTCAACAAGTTTGGGAGGCTAATAAATGAGTTGGGAATGTGCAAATAGTTCGCGTACATTAGATCAAATTTATGAAAATTTTAGAGATATTATAGCTATTAATGCTGAACCATATTTTATGACTAGTTTTAAAAAAGATAATATTATATATATTGCTTCTCCAAATAATTTTGATCAATATCCCGATGAAATTTTAAAGTCAATTAAAGAATTTTATTTGTGGAAACTAGAAAGTGATTAATTTTAAAAAATTAATCACTTGTCTTTTTATAAAAATTATGATATAATATTTATAGAAAAGGGAAAGGAAAGTGATTAGGATGGCAGTTGCTAAATCTTATGAAAACATGGAACAAGTTGGTGAACCTTTTGAATCCGAAGGCAAAATGTATGTGCGCGTAAAAGGCAAGTGCCCTCGATGTGGCGGTTCTGGTCACTATTCTTATAATCCCATGGATGGTACTATTTGCTTTCAATGTCGCGGCTCTGGCATTCAAGCAATGAATGTGCGTTGGTACACTGACGCTCAGCGTGCCAATATGGACCGTGCAGCTGAAAAGCGAGCTGCCGCAAAAGCAGAAAAAGATGAAGCTCGTCGTATTAAATTTGCCGCTCGTAATAGTTTGGGGTTCGGTGAACTTGGGTATATTACCATTGTTCAGGGCGATAATGATAAAATTCAGGAATGGCGTACTGAACTTCCTGAACATACTATATGGTATAACGAACTTTTTGGTTGGTTTATTCCCGCAGGACGCGAACCCGCAAACATTCCTGACGAAATTTATCTTCATGTCCTTAAATGGGAACAAGTGCGCGATGAAGAAGATAAAGAAGATCTTCAAATTCGTGATAAAGAAGAAGTTCGTAAACTTGTTTATACTATGCTTTATGGAGAAAGCAAAAGCCAATATCAGGGAGAAAAAGATAGCTGGCTCGAACATGACGTAATAATTAAACGCAATATTGCGGTTTCTTCTTCTTACGGTGAGTCTCATATGCATATTATGGAAGATGCTGAAGGTAATGTGTATGTTTGGACTACTGCAAGCAAGAGTTTTGAAGAAGGAAAAACTATTCATCTTCGGATGAAAGTTAAAGACCATAAAGAATATAAAGGCGTAAAGCAAACTGTTGTATACTATTGTAAGGTGAAGTAAATGAAATTTTTACATATATTAGAAAAACGTGACAATGGACATATTTGGGACAATGGCTACTGGGAAATTATAGACGATCCGCCATATGAACCAGGATGTCGTGTTAAAATAGAGAATAGTTCTGGTGGTTGGAATTTTCACACTATTACAGAAGATGATGGGATTATAGAATCTGATTGGAAAACTGTTGAACGAAAATATTATCTAAGTAAATCTGACTCTCCATATGGATGGATAGATAAGGATGGAATATTCTATGGATGCAGCTACTTTGAACATAACGATTGCGCATTAGCTTGTTTTGGAATTTATGAAGGTGTGGCCGAACAAACCGGATATGTAAAAGTTTATAAAGACAATGATGAATTAACTTATTATCATGAAGGCTTTTTAACTGATGCTCAGCGGCAAACGCTTATAAACCGTGGTATTGAATTATTTATATTTGATGAAGAATAAGGAGAGATAATGAAAAAACGATTTCACTTTAAACCAGAATTTATCTTTATTATTGGAATAATTTTAGTTATTGGACTTTTCTTCCTTCTTATTTACGGAGCCTATCATAATCATCAAGAACAACTTGCTATCACAAGTGGCTATGTTATTGATAAAGATTATAATGCTCCTTATACTTCTTATAGTTCTCAAACAGTTAATGGAAAATCAATTTCTGTCCCTGTATATCATGGAGCTTCTTATACAATATTAGTAAAAAGTGATGATGGACAGCATCAAGCTTGGTATAATGTTACTCCACTAATTTATGATAAAATAAAAATTGGTGATCATTTAAATAACGTTAATCGTGAATTAAAGTGAGGTGTAAGTATGGTTCTATATTTTGAAAATCGCTATGGAGACCGCCGTGAAATTGCTCGGTGTAAAAACTCTAAAGAAGTTCATACTGCTATTGATGCCTTTATTCGTACTTGTAATAAAGGAAAACCAGAAGATAAAAAATTTAAAGTACATTATACTCGTACTTGGACTGATTTTGATGAACAGTTTAAAGAAAATGTTACTTGGTATGATGTAGGTAGTCATTCTGAATTTTTCCTTCTGAAAGGAGTATTAAATGATAACGCGGGCGGCAGTAAAAATTGAGGATTTACGTCAAAATAAAGAAATAATTATTCCTGTCCATCGACATTGTGATGCTTTTTATATTTTAAAAGAATTTGGTTATAAGCTAAATAAAGATTATAATATTTTACAGCAAGGTTTTTTAAATGAACATGATGAATTTATGACACGAATTCAAGCCTATAATGAAGCTTGTAATTGTAATCAAATTGTTCCTAAAACTAATTTACCGACTGAATTATTTTCGGAGGATTTGTATTAATGGATGATGATAACTATATTGTTGGTTATAACGATGCTAAAGATAAATATCTTAAGCAACAGCGAGAACTCTTTGATAGATTGAATACAGTCGAAAAAGAATATGCTATTCTAAAACAAGCGGCTGGCCGCGATTCAACTTATATTAAGCAAACCGAAGAATATGTTGAATTAGGCAAGGCTTTAAAAACTATTTTAGATTATATTAAGGAGAAATAAATGTCTAACGAATATAAAGATTGGCTTCTAGATACCGCGCAAGATTATCTATTAAATGAAGTATATATGATTGAAAGAATAGAATGGACAACTTCATTTAATGATGGATATTTAATGATTTGTGAACATGCCGATCATTCAAAAGGAGCATATTTTGTATGGAACGACGAAGATTGTGGATGGAGTTATAAATTCATTGAAGTCTAATCAATATTATATTAAAGAAATTTTATGTCCAAAATGTGGCAAACCAGCACAATGGATTCCAATTAAATTAAATGAAAAACAAATTATTAATACTTTAGATTGGAATTATAAATATTATAATTCTAAAATAATAAAGTTTATTTCTTCAGAAAATTGACTTAAAATTAAAATTATGCTATAATTATTTCATAAAGAGGAAATAATAATGACTGTAAAAGAATTACGTGAACAGCTTAATCACTATCCGGATGATAAAAAAGTTGAAATTTTCATTGAATATATTCTAGATAGTGTAGGCTATCCTATTAATGGTCGCGCAGAAATAGAACATATTGGTTATGATATTTATGGAGATATCGAATTAAGTGGATATGACTTATATAGTTAAGAAAGGAATGAAAAAATATGTCTTATACTGGTTTTGTTGTAAGAGTTGAACATCTACGTAAGCATTCTAATGCTGATCGTCTACAAATAGCAACTTTCTTTGGAAATGATACCATCGTTAGCTTAAATACTAAAGTTGGAGACATCGGAATTTATTTTCCTGTTGATGGGCAGTTATCTGAACGCTATTGCCAAGTAAATGACCTTGTTCGTCGCAAGGATGAAAATGGCAAGCAATGCGGCGGTTATCTTGATCCCGATAAGCGTAATATTAAGGCTCTTAAGCTTCGCGGTGAAAAGTCTGATGGACTTTATATGCCATTGACTTCTTTAGCTGATTTCTGCAAGATTTCTGATCTGAAGGTTGGAGACACTATTGATACTCTGAATGGAGAACTGATCTGCCAGAAGTATATCCCTAAGATGACTCGTACTCCTGGTGCACCTGGATCTAAGGCTGCTAAGAAGGCTAAGGCCAACATCGCACCTACCTTCTATGAACACGTTGATACTGCTCAATTGGCTTATAACCTTAATGCTTTTAAGCCTGGTGATACTGTTCAGCTGACTTTGAAGATGCACGGCACTTCTGGTCGTACTGGGTATCTGCCTCTGGTGCATGTAAAGCAAACTTGGTTTGATAAGTTGTTCCATCGTCATGGTAAGGAATATAAGGAGTATGGTTATATCACTGGTACTCGTCGTGTAGTCCTGGATGGAAAACGTACTGGTGGTTTCTATGACTCTGATGATTTCCGTGAAGCTATGGCTGCTAAGTTCGATGGTAAGCTCCGCAAGGGCGAAGTTGCTTATTATGAAATCGTTGGTTTCCAGGGACCTAATGGTGCTCCTATTATGGGTCAGGTTCAGAACTCTAAGGTAAAAGACCCTGAATTTACTAAGCAATATGGTTCAGTAACTACTTTCTCTTATGGTTGTGAGCAGGATGGTAGCTACGAAGCCAAGAACATCCTTGATCCTGGCGTAGAATTTAACAAGGCTCCTTGTTGTGAAGTATATGTTTATCGTATGACTATGGTTAATGAAGATGGCGACGTGGTAGAATATTCTCCTACTCAAATTAAGGAGCGTTGTGAGCAGATGGGCGTGCATACCGTCATGGAATTTGAGACTTTCATAATTCCTCAGGAAATGCGTAAGCTCGATGATAATGGCGATATTGTAAACATGACTGCCGGTGAATACGTACTCCGTATGGTAGAAAAGTATTTCGATGGCCCTGATCCTATCGGTAAGACCCATGTGCGCGAAGGTGTAGTGGCCCGTATCCTTAACCGTTCTAACTTCGCTGTGTACAAGCACAAGAACTTCTCTTTCAAGGTGTTGGAAGGTATTGCCAAGGATGAAGCAACCGCCCCTGATATTGAGGAGGCACAGGAAATTGAAGACTCCTGAAATTTCTTGGTATAATTTTACACATCCTAATATAGAAGCTATTCAAAAAAGAGACAAGTTTTTAGAAAAGCCAGTTAAAGGTTGTATTAATTGCTCGCACTTCTATTTCAACAATGATGGAAGTGCGGGCTGCAATAGTCCTTATGAACTTTATTGTTTAAAAAATAATTTTTTTAATTTTATAAGTAAAAAAGTTGAGGAAGAATATTTAAAAACCATAGAAAAAGAAATTCAACATTATGGAGAAATAAAAAATATTAAATAATCTATAATAATATTACTTACATTTAAGGAGATAAATATGAAAACTTATTTAATTGTAGGCTATGATGCTAATTACGGTCCTAATCATGGAATGTATGATTGGGAAATTCATGACTGTACTGACTATGAAGAAGCAGAAGGTATTGGTATTGAACTTGCACTCGAAGTAATAGAATCATATAGTAGTATAATGGAAGCAATTGAAAACGACGTTTGGGAACAGATGCAAGAGGAAGGAATTACTTCGGACGATCCAGATTATGATGATATCTATGAAGACAGGGTTGCCGAGGCTCTTAATGAAGCTTGCGAATATCAAATTTATGAACTTCGTCCAGATTTCGACTATTCAGGGTTATCAGAAATGGATTGGGAAGAAATTCGTGATACTTATTCTGTTGATTGTATGTAAAGGAGGACTAAAATGATTTTATTTGTTATTGGTGTTCTAATTTTACTAGGTGGTTTATTTTGCGCAATAATGTCTGAAGAATATAAGGGTATTATTAGCACAATCTCAATTGTTCTATCTATAGTTTTAATTGTAGTTTCTTGCATATCATATGTACCTACTGGACATACTGGTATCGTAACCACCTTTGGTAAGGTACACGATGAAACTCGCGACGCCGGATTAGCCGTTCATGCCCCTTGGGAAAATATTATTAAAATGGATAATCGTGAACAGCGTGTTCCTTTCAGTCTACAAGCTTTTTCCAGAGATATTCAGCAAGTAGATATTCAAGGCTCAATTAATATTAATATCAATAAGCCTACTGCTATGATTCTATATCGTGAAGTTGGTACGGATTATGTAAATATTTTTGTAACTCCTCGTATTCAAGAAGATGTAAAAATTGTAATTGCACGCTATACCGCCGAAAATCTAATCGAAAATCGTCAAGCTGCTTCTGACGCAATTTATGAACTTATAAAAACAGAACTTACTGATAAGGGTATTAATGTAATTTCTCTTGCCCTTGAAAATGTAGATTTTACTGATGCTTTTGAAGCCGCAGTTGAAGCTAAACAAGTAGCTACTCAAGAAAAGCAGCGAGCGCAAACTGAACAAGAACGTATGACTATGGAAGAAGAAGCTGCTGGTAAGCGCGCGGTTATTATTGCTAATGCAGAAGCCGAAAAGGCTAAAATTGCCGCTCAAGCAGAACTTGAAGTAGTAAAAATTCAAGCTGAAGCCGCTTTATATGCCGGTGAAAAAGAAGCTGAAATGAATAAGCGTATTTCAGAGTCTCTAACCGATGGACTAATTAATTATTACTGGATTAAACAATGGAATGGAAAACTTCCTACTGTAAGTACTGATAATGTAATGCCTCTATTAAATATGGAAGGAGTATTAAAAGATGACTAATGAAGTAAAAGCCGCCATTCTGCGGCAACGTTATAATCTATTACTAAGTCGTGGTCCTCATAATATGAAAATTGCGGCAAAAATTATGCGTAAAATTCATAAACTTGAAAATACTTAACGAGCATAAGCTCGTTTTTTTTATTGGAGGTGAAGCTATGGCGTGGTTATTTGGAATACCTGATTTTGCTTTGGCACAGGGTTTTACTTATTTTAACGATTTAACAAATACTAGTCATAATGTTGAAAAAGCTCGTATAAAAAAAGAAAGTTTATGGAATAGTGCTACTAGCGCTGCGAAAGGCGGTATAGAAGCCCTTTCAAATGTTGAATCATTAAAGCAAGCTAAAGATTTTCTCTATAATATTGCTGTTTCTGAACGAGAAAAAGAAATTATGGTAGTAAAAGCTTATAGTAAAAAAATTAATAAAGATTTTCCTTTTTTAGATAAATTTGGCCCAGAAGAAATTTTAAATAACCCAGATGAATTTTATGCATAGCTTACTGCTGCAATTAATGAAGCTAGACGTGGTACAGAAAAATATTTAAAAGAATTATATCGTATTCGCTCTAATATACTTGAGCATGAACGTACTTTGGAAAATTATAAAAAAGATGATTATAGGTTTAGATTATCTGGAGATATTGAATCGTTTTTACATCGTTTAACTGGTAATTTTAACTTAAGTGAAAATATATCAGAAGAAAAATATTCTGTTAAAATATAGCAAATGGTTATGAGAATATTAGATAAAATGAATATTCCATCTCGTATACAATCAGGGGAAGATTTTGCGGCAATCGCTGCCGTTACTTTAGCAGATATTGAAGCACGAGTACAAGAAGAAATTGATAAAGAAATTAAACTCAATGATAAGAAAAAAGATATATCTACGATTGCCGATACTGCATTAGAAGAAATAGAAAAAAAGTATATAAACCAATTAGAAAAGCAAGAATAGGATCGATCTCCTGTTCAAAAAGCCATTAATGATATAGCAGGAATAGATTTTTTACGAGTTGTTTAGAATGCTAAAGAATTATTGGGAATTAACAAAACCTCAGAAATTAATGAATTAAATAAGCGAGCGGAAAAAATTTAGAAACTTTATACAGCAAGAAATAAAAAACAAAAAAGCGCTCGTAATGTAATAAAAGAAATGAGATAGAGTCTAAAAAGAAATACGAAATTAAATAGTGATTTATAGACAGTTAATTTTTCTATATCTGGTTCTACCCAAACTAAACATGGAACCATATATGAATTAATTGAAAGTCTTTTAGGAAGAAATGTTAAAGGTAATGTTGCTGTCGATGTAATTACATATGATTTTGGTTATAAATTAGAACAAAATGATGAATTTTATGATCAACTTATATCAGATATAGGACAAGAATTATCCTCTGTTATTTTAGATAAAAAAGATGATTCTGAGTCTAATTTAAGAGATATAAGAAAAACCTTATTAGATATGAATAACAATATTAATTAGTTAATTGAAGAAGCAGAAAAACAACTTGAAAAAGAAAAAAATTCAGATACTGAACAATTATTTGTTTACCATGAAACTTTAAAATTATATAGTTCTGTTGAAACAGGGAAAAGTAAAGATGGAGCTTTCCATGGGAGAAATATGAATATACTTTCTTTTATTGATTATATGGATACTGCTTCTATTGAAGATTTTTCATTAGTAATTAATAGAGATTTACTAAATTTCTTAGCTCTTAACCTTTCTCCTAATGCTGCCGCCGCATCAGCCAAGGGCCCATTAGAAGACTATTTTTCTATATTTGCAGGATTATTAATGTTTGATGATGTTCATAACATAGCTCTAGAAGCCGCTTAGGTTGCGTAGAAAAATACACATATTAAACAAATACATTTATATAATTTAAATGGTATTTACGTACCTGCTTCAATGTTATTATCATATGTTTCTGACGCGGTTTCCGCTGCCTCTTAGTATGTAGAATCTGGAATTGCGGCGAGGGCAAGCATCCATGTCCCGAGTTCTAATGAAGCTTATAATAAATATAAAGAAGGAAAACTACATGGAGACTCTGGCAGAACATATTATCGCGAAGAACTTCGACCAGAACACTGGCAAGCTGTTGGTTCAGAAAGCGCTTCATAGACAAAAGTTACTATTATCTTTTTAGCAGCTTTTTAGCAATTTATTAATAAATTAAGTTCATTATAATTATTCCTTGACTTTCTATAAAAATTATGATATAATAATAAAAAAGAAAGGAATGAAAGATATGCACGATGTATTTTATTTTACTGATATTCATGGACGCCTTGAATTATTTAATGCAATTCGTAAATGGTGTCGAGAACAAGATGAAAATTGCACCATTATTTATGGCGGCGATGCTATTGATCGTGGGCCAAAGGGTTATACTATAATGAAAGAACTACTTAATGATCCTATGATAGTATATCTATATGGAAATCATGAGGATATGTTTGTTAATGCTGCTGACGCTATTATTGGCCGTTATTCTGCTAATGATGAACTATATTATTATCTTCATTCCTGCAATGAAAATAGAGCTAAATCAATTATTCGTACTATGAATGATATATGCAATGAAGCGGTGCTATTACATCTATCTAATGGCGGTGAACCTACTCTAATGGAATGGTTATTAGATGGTGCAGATGAAGAAATTATTGATAAAATAAGAGATTTACCTCGAACTTTTAAATATGAAAATTTAGATTTCAGTCATGCAGGTGGTTCAATAGAAGCTTTTGAAAAAGTGTATAATGCTGAATATAACGACAAGCCCCGTGACATATTTTATGAGCGTGAATTAATTTGGGATAGAGAACATTTTGCCTATGGATGGGCTAATGATAGAATTTGTATTCATGGTCATACCCCAACAATTTATCTTCCAAAAGGTATTTATGGCAATGATTTAAGTGAAAAAAATATTCATCCATGTTGTTGGGGAGAAAAACTAGGAGCAAAAGAAAAGCGTGGTGGGTTAAAAATTGATATGGACACGGGCATAACTTTTGTTGGACGCGCCTTCGTACTTAATTGTTTAACTATGAATGTAACTCGATTTGATGCTCCTGGCATTAGAACTGGAATTGCTAATTCACCAATTACAGTTGAAGAAACCTATAATATTATCAAGGAGGATTAATTTATGAAAAAATTAATTATTTTAATGTTATTATTAATTACTTTATTTATACCTTTTAACGCTTATGCTGCAGGAACTCTTTCTCCTTCTATAAGATCATTATATCATTTCTAGCCAGAAATTGAATTTGATTTTTTAGATTAGAAATTAATTAATTTAGATTTACAATACTGGGAACCCTATAAAATTTTAGAAGAAACAATGCCTGAAATTAATTGGAGAAATAATTATTCTATTGATGAAAGTCTAATTTTATATATAACAAAAAACTATGAATCAATAGAAATGAATTTGCCAATTAAATATAATGATTATGAAGATTTCGTCTATGGAATTTTTATTACTACAGAAGAACAATGTTATGTAAAATGTGGAACTGTAACTGAAAAAGGTAATGTTATATTTTATATTCCTAATATTATTGACACTACTGTTATTTATATAATATCTAATCATAAAGTGAGTTAAATACTCACTTTATTTTTTTATAAAATTTTTAATAATATTAATAAAAACTTTTTATCAAAATTCTCCCCCAGTATTATTACTTTTTATAGGAAGGAAATAACCTTGCTAGGAGGGGATTATATGAACAAGGTACTTGAATTCTTCAAAAAAATTCCTAATGCTTATTACAAATGGAAAAATCGTAATGAACAACTTGAAGCTTTTCTTCAAAATTCTACTAAAAACCATGAACAAATAAATCATATAGATGCTACCGTTACTAATTTAGAAACAGAAGTTGGCACTATAAAAAAATAGGTTGGTTCTTTAGAAAATAGAGTAGACCAAATTAATGGACGTATAGCAACTCTAGGGCGTGGAACTAAAATGGAACTATTCGATACTCTCCATAATTGGAGAGTTATTTTAGTAGCTGAAAAGAAATGGGCCTCCGTTGCCGAAAAAAAAGAAGTTGAAAATATATGGGAAGTATATCATAAAGAACTCGGCGGCAATGGACAGGGTGAACGCTATTATAATGAAATAATGGCTTTACCAGAAAGCGAAGAAGAGTTAAGAGCTAAACAATGAGGTGATATTATGGAAAAATTTAAGAAATGGATTGCTGCTGCAGGCGTTCGCGCACTAAAAACTTTTGCTCAAACTGCTGCTTCTCTTATTACTGTAGGAGCAATTATGAGTGAAATTAATTGGGCTATGGTATTTAGCTCTGCTGGCGTTGCAGCAATATATTCTTTATTAACTTCTATTGGTGGATTACCTGAAATTAAACTAGAAGAAAAATTAGAAGAAGAAGAAGAAGAAAATAAAGAATAATATTTGACTTCCTCTCTTTTTTATGATATAATTATATTAAGAAAAGGGAGGATTAAGATGGAAGAAAAACGTAGCAAAGAACGAATTATAAATTTAGACGTTTATACTGATGGCTCACTTAAAAAAGTAGGAAAGGCAATGACTTTTGGAGGGTGGGCATTTGTTGTTATACGCGATCGAGAAATATTACAAGAGGCGGCGGGAAGCGAATATGGAACCACAAATCAGCGAATGGAACTTATAGCAATTCGCGAAGCCTTAAAATATGCGTCTTCTATCCGCCGCCCTAGCGAAAAAGTAATAATTCATAGTGATTCTGCTTATGCAGTCAATTGTTATTTACAAGAATGGTATATAAATTGGATGGCAAATGGTTGGAAAAATGCCAATAAACAACCAGTCGCGAATCAAGATTTATGGTACGATATTATTCCTTACTTTGATAATTTTTGGTATGATTTTAAAAAAGTTGCTGGACATTCTGGAGATTACTGGAATGAAAGATGTGATGAATTAGCACAGCATAGCGCAGAACAACTAAGAATTAATTGGCGAGGTCAAGATGGATAATAGTATCTATGAAGTAACCCGAGAGGATTATAAAAGTTTTATAGAATAGATAATTCCTGGATGCGGAAGAATAGAGAATGTAAGGAGTGGAATTTATCACTTTACTTATATTTATAGTAAAAAGACCAATAAAAAATTATGCGGAAAGCGTACTTTTATAGGAGAATCTTCTCATAAAAAGCATCCTGAAAAATATTATATTTATGAATTTCCTGATAATGATGAACGTCGTCTTCCTATACCAAAAATGAAATTAGTTTTGGAAACAAAAGAAGAAGTTCAAGCTTTTTTTAACGCTATTTCGCAAAATAATAAGGAGCATAAGAATGATTGAAATTTTTGAAAATGTTCCAGAGAGAGCCAAAAAATAGGCGGAATTTATATTTGATATGGCAATAAGACATTCTAGTCTTCCTACAATAGTAAAAATATTAAATGATTATACTAATACCTGTATAGATGAGGAAGAAAGAGATTTTGTAAATTTTTATTTTAATATGAGAATGGAGCAAATGTTAAATGGAAACGATTTTGATAAGCGGTAAAAGTGCTTCTGGTAAAGATACTTTTGCTAATATGATTAAAGATAAGTTAGAAGCGGTTGGTTGTAATGTTTTAATTATTCATTTTGCGGACCTTGTAAAATTTTACGCAAAAGAATATTATAATTGGAATGGAATTAAGGATGAAGCCGGGAGAAATCTTCTTCAAAAACTCGGCACCAATTTGGTCAGAGAACAATTTCCTGACTATTGGGCTGAGACTATTGCCAAGTTTTTAGCAGTAATGAATCATTACGAAGAATTTGATTGTGCATTAATTCCAGATGCTCGATTTGAAAATGAAATTGAAACAGTTAAATACTGGCTTCCAAATGCTATTTCTATTCGCATTAGACGTTTAAATGAAGATAAAACAGAATATGTTAATCCTGCTTTTAGTGAAGAACAATTAAATCATCCTAGCGAAACTTCTCTAGATGACTATTGTGAATTTGATTATTGTGTCGATAATATTGGTTTAAAAGAACTCGAAGAATCAGTTGAAATAATTCTTAAACTAACTGGACTTTTAGATGAAGGAGAAAAAAATGATTGATTATTTCACGAGCGAACCTATGAAATACTGGGCGCCAGCAGCCTCAATGTCTGCTGAATCTAAACGTCAACATCTTGAACAAATGATTGAACAAGGCACTTATTTATGGTCAGAAAAATTTGATGGCAATTGGTCTCGTGCTGTTATTACTTCTAAAAGAAATGCACTTCAAACTCGTGGAATTAGCAAGAAAACTGGAACTTATGGTGAAATTCAAAATAAAGTTTTCTTTTGGGATAATGTGGTAAAAGCTTTTAATAATGGTACAACTGTTATTCTTGGAGAAATTTATTTACCTGGCGGCATTGATAAGGATGTTGGCGCAATTCTACGGTGTCTTGACGCTAAAGCAATTGCTCGTCAAAAAGATCAAAAACTAGAATGGCGTATTTTTGATGTGTTAGCTCTTGATGGAAAAGATATGATGAATGTACCATTAGAAGAACGCATTACTTATATTCCAAAAGTAGTTAAACGAATTAATTCTCCTTACGTTTATGAAATTAAATATCATGAAATGGATAATAATTTTTTTGATGACTTAAATGATATTTTTTCAAAGGGCGGAGAAGGTGCAGTTTGTTATAAAAAAACCTCTATTTATATTCCAGGAAAACGCGGCCCTTCGGCTTGGGAGACATGTAAAGTAAAACAAGAAATTTCCAATGATATAGATTGTTTTATTACCGGAGTCGAAGCTGCAACTAAAACTTATACTGGAAAAGAATTAAATAATTGGCCTTATTGGATTAATTCTCGTACTGGTGAATTTTTATATGGAGAATATTTTGGAGAATATCAAATTGGTGGAGCCTATGAACCAGTAACTAAAAACTATTGGAATCATTGGCCTGGTGCAATTTTTGTTGGCGTATTTGATAAGAATAAAAATATTATTCCATTATGTAAAGTTGCCGGCTTAACCGATCAAATGAAACAAGAACTTGCCACTAATTTTGAAGAATGGAAAATGTGCCCACTGACAATTGGCGGCATGATGGTTTCAACTGCACAAGCAGATGAAAATGGTATTGGCCTTAGTATTCGTCATCCATATATTAAATCAATTAGAAAGGGCGATCTAAATATTGAAGATTGTACTTTAGAAAAAATTATTAATTAAAGTTGTTCCTCGAACAACGAGGAGGCTCTATGGACTTAGAAGAACTATTGACTCTATTATAGCCAAATGATTTGAATCCTATTACCTATCAATATTATCATTAGCTATTTGAAAAAAGAACTATTTTATTAAATCAAGAAATTACTGATAGTATTGTAGAAATGGTATATTTACCACTAAAAGATTTTGAAGAAGATGATTCCGATGAACCAATTACAATAATTTTAAATTCTGTTGGTGGTTCTGTATCAAATGGATTCTTCTTAGCACATTACCTTAAAAACTTTAAGAAAAAAATAAATATTATAGTAACAGGTTATGCGGCTTCAATGGCCGCAGTTATTTTATGTGCCGGCGGAAAAAATCCGAATATTACACGCTATTGTTATCCATCTTCATATGGACTAATTCATGATGGATATATTACTCTTTCTACCAATGAATCAAAAACTGCATCCGATATTATGGCTTTTAATGATTAGGTTGATAATGATATTAGAAACTTCATGATTGAAAATACTAATATTACAGCAGAACAATATGATTCAAAAACCCGTCATCAATGGTTTTTAACCGCAAAAGAAATGAAAGAGTTGAATCTAATAGATGTAATAATTGGAAGTGACGAAAATGTATAATTTTTTAGATACCTCCGCTGTTTTAAATGGCGCATTAAATGATTACTCTGATTCATATATAAGCATGATAGTTTTAAACGAATTAGAAAATATTAAAACTAGTGCAAATAAAGATGAAGAAACTAAATTTAAAGCTAGAAAAGCCGCAAGAACAATATTAGAATCTAAAAGTATTTCTTATGGAATCGCTGATTAGAGAAAAATAAATAAACTATTAAAAAAATATAATTTTTTATCTGATATAAATGACCATCGTTTGCTATGTGAAGCTATTTTACTTAATACCACCTATAATGTAGAAGTTAATTTTATTACTAGTGATGTATGTTTATATTTATTTGCTAAACGCTTTAAGGAATTAAATGCAATATTTCATTCTAATAAAATTAATGAAAATAGTTATGAGGATAGTTATAGTGGATGGTCTAAATATTATCCAACAGAAGAACAATTCGCTTTATTATATTCTAATCCAGAAATGAATATTTTAAACGCAAAGACTAATGAATTTGCTGAAATATATGAAGGATCTAATTTAAGAGACGTATTATTCTGGACTGGAAAAAATTATCGCCCATTAAAATATAAAGAATTTGTTTCTGTATTAGGAGAGCGTATTAAGCCACGTAACTTAGAACAAAAAATGTATTTAGATTTATTACAAAATCAAGATATACCAGTAAAATTATGTATTGCTAAATTTGGTACTGGTAAAAGTTATTTAGCTTTAAGTTATGCTTTAAATGCCTTACAGTGTGGACGATTTGATAAAATTATTTTTATTAAAAATAACTTAGAGGTAAAAGGGGCCGGAAAACTTGGAACCTTACCTGGCGATGAAATTGCTAAATAGATGCCATGGCTCCGTCAAATTGAAGATCATATCGGTATTCAAAAGTTTGAAGAATATTTAAATGATGGTAGAATTGAACCTGCGCACTTAACCAGTATTCGTGGCAGAGATTTAAAAAATGCTTGTATTATAGTTGATGAAGCAGAAAATTTACTTGCCTCTAATATTCAATTAATTTTAAGTCGTATAGCAAGCGGAAGCGAAGTAATTTTCTGCGCCGACGTTAAGCAATGTGATTATAAAGAAGAAACAATGAGCGGTATTCCTAAAATGATTAGATGCCTTGCGGGCGAAGATAAATTTGGAATGGTACGTTTATTAAAAACTGAACGTAGCCAAGTTGCTGCGATGGCAGACTTATTAGATTAAGGGAGACAAAAGTCTCCCTCTTTTCTTTTTGACTTTTTTTAAATTTTATGATATAATAAAAGAAAAAGGAGAATAAAATGAATAAACAAATATCTGAAAAATATCTACAATCTTTAGAAACAATTGCTGCTGAAATGATATATGAAGAATTTCATTATGTTTTTAAAACTATTGAATCTTTGCCTGAAGAATACCAAGAAAAAGTTATGAAATGCATAAATATTGCGGTTGAAGCAGGAATACGTAGACTATGAATAATTATATTGGAATGTTTCAGGGATTTAAAGTAAAATCAATTCCTGATAAAGATTTTAAAGGCCCTATAATTATACCAGAATGTATGGTAAAATATTTAGAAAAGGCAGAAAAAATACGTAAAGAATACAATGATTTACGTATTGAACAAATATTTAGTAAAAGGAGTAAAAATGATGAACAAACAAAAATATGATAAAGCATAGGTCTGGGAAGATATAATAACTGAATATTTTAATCAACATCCAGATGCTGGCCTTGCTTGGTGGCAGCTTCCATTAAAAGAGCAGCCCGAAGAATTTAAAGCACATATGTATGATATTATTTGGACATTTTTAAATAATAAGGAGAATAAAGATGAATAAGAGACCTCTTGGATACTTAGGCGGCGATATTATGACGCATGGCTCAAACCTTGCGCGCCAAGAAGAATATGATAAGTTTAAGGCGGCAGGAATACCTGGTGAAGTATATAGTCCAGTTTAGAATAAATCCATTAATGATAAGTCCAATATGACAGAAGAAGAAAATAATCATTTGGCAGAAAAAATTTGTGAAGCTGATATTGAGCGTCTTTGGAATAGTGATTATACCGTATTGTGTCCTGAACAATCCGCTATTGGTACGATGTGCGAAATGGGAGTTCTTTATGGATGGAAATATATGGCTGATAAACTTAATAAAATTTATGAAGAACATGAATATGAAGGTAATTTTGATTATAAAGAAATGTTTGAAGAAATGCAAGCTATCATTGATAATCAATTAAATAAAAAAAATTATGCTCACTATTTTGACATTCGTACAAATCATTTAAATGAAAAAGATTGGCGTCGTAGCTTTAGTATCAACCAGATGTTGTATGGAATGATTTTAGCGGCAACGGAAGATCATATGTTACACAATTCATTTGATGAAATCATTCCTATTCTAAAGGAGAAATTTAAAAATGAACAATAAATTTCCTCCTTTCATTTTTTCTCATTTTAATAGTGAATTAATACATGATGCAAATGCTTATATTTAGGATACATATAATACTGAAGGAATATTATACTGTACTCCACAATTTGCAGCGGAAATAATTAACTCTATTCTTATTAATCCATTTGTTTCACCTAGACAAGAACAAATACAAGAACAAGAACAAAAAAGAGGATGGATAGGTAAATATAAAAGAATATATGTAGTATCTATACCAGAATTACATGAATTTTCCGCTATTCTTTTACCAAAAATAAAAATAGGAGATACTAATAATGAGTAATTTGATTTATAATATTTAGGATAAACCTAAAACTTTAAAAGAATGGATTTTATATCCAATTCAACAGGTATTTGCGGTTTTAACCGCAACACTTTTAATTTCAACAATTTGCGGTACTCCGCTTGACGCGGGTATGGCGGCCGCGGGATTAGGCACATTAGTATATTTGATTTTAACTGGCTTTAAAAGTCCTATGTTTGTTTCAAATGCGGGCGGAACTGTTTCTGCTGTAATGGGAGCAATTGCTCTAAGCGGCGGAAATTATCTTTCCATTATAATTGGTGGAGCAATTGTTGCTTTACTTTATTGTATAGTAGCTATTGCAATTAAACATGCAGGAGTAGATTGGTTAAATAAATTATTGCCACCAGTTGTAGTTGGCTCAATCATTATGGTAATTGGTATCAATCTTGCTAAATTTGCTCCAACTTATGTTCAAGTAAATGGTGAATATAATATTATAGGAGTAATTGTTGCTTTATTCGTTATGTTTGTTACTGCAATTACAGCTAAATATGGAAAAGGCTTTTTAAAAACAATTCCTTTTTTAGTAGCATTAGCAGCTGGATATATAGTATGTTTAATTCTTGAAATATTTGGTATTCATTTAATTAATTTTTCTGCTTTTGAAAATTTAACTCTTTTCTCAGCTCCTAAGTTCGCCTTCTTAAATGCTAATATAACTGAATTTGACTGGGCTTGGATTCCACAACTTATTATTTTATTTGTGCCAACTTCACTTGTTCTTTTAATTGAACATGTGGGCGATCATAAGAGTTTAAGTTCAGTAATAGGAACTGATTTAATTAAAACCCCTGGTTTGCATCGTACTTTACTTGGTGATGGCTTTGCCTCTTTTATAGGTACAATTATTGGTGGCCAACCAAATACAAGTTATGGTGAAAGCATCAGTTGTACTGCTGTAAGCAAAGTTGGAAGTACATATGTTATTGCTGTCGCTGCAGGAATGATGATTCTTGCTTCATTCTTCCGTCCACTTATGGCGCTCTTTGAAAGTATTCCATCTTGTATCTTTGGTGGAGTTAGTTTAATTGCTTATGGATATATTGCTTTTAGCGGACTTAATACATTACTTAATAGTAATATTGATTATAGTAATACTGGTAATGTAATGGTCGCTGCTTCAATTTTAACAATTGGTATTGGTGGACTTGCCGCAAACTTTGGTATTTTCTCTTTTAGCGGCGTTAGCCTTGCTATGATCATTGGAATTATTATGAACTTAATAGTTAATAGAAAACCAAAGTGCTGTGGATTACGCACAAAAATTCATCCTATAGATGATTGATTACTAGGAGAATATTTATTTATGATAAAAATAATAGATAAGCGTGCTACTGGAAAAACTTCACGCCTTATACTTTTAGCTAAAGAAACTAATGCTGTAATCGTTTGCTGTAATCCAAAATATATAGAATTATTAGCAAACAAATATGGAATAAAAGACTTAGAAATTATTTCATATCATCAATATCTTAGTAATAGTTATGATTATAGTAATCGAAAAATTCTTATTGATGAAATTGAAGGATTACTTTTAAGCCTTCCTGGCAGTTGTATTGGATATTCAATATCAATAGAAGATAATTAAAATTATTTTAGAAATATTACCTATCATATGATAGGAATATTTCTTTTTATCGAGGAGGTGCCAAATACGTCATATGATTCAAGAAATAATTGATAAATATTATAATTTTATCAAACAAAAAGGATGGACTTATCAAATCGCGGCTGAAAAAATACAATGTAGCCGTACTCATCTGGGACGCATATTTAATAAATTACGAGTTCCATCTATGACTTTGTTAACAAAAATGGAAGAGGTTATGAGAAATGAATGACCATAGACTTTATATTATTTATATGCCTCGTCTTGCCGCTGCGTTACGAGAAATGGGATTTAAAATTATAAAAGTATCACCAAATATTAAAAAACCGCAGTATGATGTATACTGGTTTGAAGATTCCCCTTCTCTTCATGCGGCAATTCCTATTGCAAAAGAACGGGCAAAACAGTTTTAAACCCGGAGGATGTCAGTATGTCAGATATTAGCAGAAATGCTCCTGAATTAATTATATTAGGAGAAAAATGGGAAACAAATAATGAGCAAAGAATCGCTGTGGCAGATAGATTAATTAAAGCTATTGGAACTAATAAAAAATTAAAAGCAAATGAACGATTATTATTAATAATTTTACTAGGGCAGGCTCCCCAAGGATTTCGTATTTCTGAAAAGTGGATACTTGATAGAACAGGTATGAGCCATGATACTTATCTAAATTGTAAAAAGCATTTGCGTGAATTAGGGTATATCAGTTATAAAGAATATGACAATATAACTATAAATATAGAAAAAATTGAGGACTTTTAACAAGTCTAAAATTCCTACCTGTTAATAGGTAGGAATTTTCTTTAATAAGTAGGAATTTACTACTTATTAATAAGTAGGGATTTACGGTTTGATAAGTAGGAATTTACTACCTATAACATAATAATTAACATAATAAATTAAACATAATAAATTATAACTATAAATTTTCAGCCGCGACTTCGTCACGGCTGATAAATAATTTGACAAATTATAAAATTCATGATATAATAAAAGAAAAAAGAGGTAAAAATATGAAAACAATAATTCGTGATCGTGAAACCGGTAAAGCACGTCAATTAATTGAATACGCAGCTGAAAATAATGCTGTTATCGCCGCAGAAAATCCTGAAGCTTTTCGTGTAAAAGCAAAAAGCTATGGATTCCCTGATGTTGAAGTTATAGATTGGAATGATGTACTTGTCGATGAACTTTATCTTCCTCATAAAAAATTTGTAATCCATAATGCTGATAAATTTATGCGTTGGGCTTTTGGAGAAAATTTAATTGGATTTTCCGCTACATTGGAGGAATAATTTATGTACGATTATAAAGATGCAGAAGTTAATGATATTTTAAATTATATTAGTACAGAAATTAATTTAAAAGAATGGGAAACTAATGAAAGTTTATATGAATATTTAAATGATATTCTTTGGAATGAAGATACAGTAACTGGAAATCAAACTGGATATGCTACTGAAGAAGAATGTGAAAAATGGATTGGTGAAAATTTTAAACTTGCTTGTGAAGCAATGTATGATTTTGGATTTTCATTTAAAAATGTCCCAGATAAAAATCCTTGTACCTGGATGGATACAACAATACGTTGTTATTTATTATCAGAATGTATTGAAAAAGCAATTCAAATGGTAAAAAAGAAATTTAAAATTAAACATACATTAACTTATGAATGGGAAACTGACGAAGCATCTATTTTAGATTATATGAAGAATAATCAATGTACGTTTGAAGAAGCAATTGAAGAATTGAAAGAATGGAATAGAGAACAGTTCGCAGATAGAATAAATACTCGAGCGGCAAATATTTTAGATAATTATACTTCTACTTTTAGTTGTAAAGTAATACAAGAATAAACAGGAGAAAAAAAATGACTTGGTATGAAATGGTACATAAAATTGATACAACTTTTGCAGAAATGTATCTTGAAACTAATGACGACTTAAAAAAAGCTATTATTAAAAAATCGCAAGATAGTATGCATGAGATATTAAAAATTGAAACTTTAGCCAGAATTGCTACTGCTTTAGAAAAACTTGCAAATTGTAATATTGATATACATACTGAAGATTTTTTGGAGGATAGTGATTAATGAGGTTATGGCATACTTCTTTAATTTCGGCACTCCCACGAGAACAACTTGTAGCACAATGGCGTGAGCTATCAGCAATTGCGGGCGCAATTCAAAAAAATGGAACTCCAAATCACATTCTTGTAAATTTTGTTCTTGACTACGATTATGACCATTTCATTTCTTATGCCTATTATGTGCGCGAAGAAATGACGAAGCGTGGCTACCGGACAATGAATAGCGTTTGGGATAAAATTACTTCATTGAAGAAAGATTGGACATTGCTGCCATTATATGAAGTTTATAAAGAAAAGATGAATGATACTTATAGAATTATATGTTATTATAATCTAAAAGAAAAATGGTTGTGCGGTGGCATTAAAAGTGAAGATTGGATGAAGATTGATATTGCGGATAGTGAATGGAGAATGAATTAAATAATTATTTTTAAAATTACATTATAATTTATTATAAAAAGAAAGGATGATATTATGACTTTACAAGAAGGATACAATATTATTAATCAAATTCCTAATAAGCCTTTTTCTGAAATTTTTGAAGGTCAAGACTTATCAGATATTATTAAAAATAAAGGCAAAACTGGACAATTAATAGAAACTATTGTACTTAAATTAAATTTATCTTCTGCCCATTTAGATTTTTCTGACGGAGAATTAAAAACTAATAAAGTTAAATCTGATGGAACTCCTGACGAAACTATGGCAATTTGTATGATCGCAGAAATTTTTGATTCTTTAATGGACGCGATTGATTTAACTCAAACTTATCCAATGAAAAAAATTGAAAATTGGATTTATCTTCCTTGTGATAAATCCTCGATTGATCCAAAAAATTGGAAAACGCTTCCTCCAATACATATTAATAGAAATAATCCAAGATATAAAAAATGGTATGAACAATTAGATAAAGATTATCAATTTGCGATTTCTCAAATAAAAATTAATTGTAATAATGGAAAAAATATTGCAACTACTGATGGAAGAAAACATTATATACAATTTCGAACTAAGGGCGCTGGACACGGAACCGGAAAGATATTTTCTAAGAAATATAACAGATATGTATCAGATCAAAGTTATGCAATTTATTTAACAAAATATGGTTTAAAAGAATTATTAAAATATGCGAGGTAATAATAATGGCACTAAATAAAGGATATTTAACCGCAAAGACAGATAAAGCTTCAGATGAAGTATATACTCCTGCTTATGCAGTTAAACCAATTTTAAAATATATTAAATAGACTGATATTGTATGGTGTCCTTTTGATAAAAAGGATAGCGAATACGTAAAATTAATACAAGAAAATGGAAATAAAGTAATTTATTCGCATATTGATGATGAAGAGAATCATAATTTTTTTGAATATGAACCACAAGAATATTATGATGTAATTATTTCTAATCCACCATTTTCTATTAAAGATGATATTATTAAACGATTATATGAATTAAATAAACCTTATGCCTTATTACTTCCAATTCCTTCTTTACAAGGACAAAAACGTTTTCCTTTTATGAAAGATTGCCAAGCTCTTATCTTTGATAAACGTATTAATTATTATACAGATGTAGAAAAAAAAGAAATTCAAAAAGGGGTAAGCTTTGGAAGTTTTTATCTTTGTAGAAACTTTTTGCCAAAAGATTTAATATTTGAAGAATTAGAAGTCAACTAATTAAAAGTTGACTTTTTTCTTAATTTATGTTATAATTAAATGTAAAGAAAAGGAGGATTGATATAGTGGCTTATGATGCTAATTCAATTCAAATAAGAGACTTTAGAACTGCGGCCAGAACAACGCCGGGAATGTACATTGGCGCAGACGGGCAAGATGCGGTTTTTAATTGTTTTCTTGAAATTTTAAATAATTCCTGTGATGAAGCTATTATGGGACGCGGTAATAAAATTGAAGTACTTGTAATGCCCAATGAAATTACAATTTCTGACGAAGGTGCTGGCGTTCCTCATGGTCCCAATAAGGATTGCGAAGAAGTTCTAATTGAGCTATATACCTCTGCCCACAGCTCTGGAAAATTTGATACTAAAAATTATTCGCGTGTTCGTGGTATGCACGGTGTTGGTGCTTCCACTGTATGCGTCTGTTCAGAGCAATTTACAGTATGGACACGACGTGATGGAGCAGAATGGGAACTTACATTTATAGACGGTATTCCACAAAATCCAGTGGCTAAGCAAGTAAGAAAAACAAAAGAAACTGGAACTACAATATATTTTAAGCCTGATAAAAATATTTTTCATATTGATGATGCCACGCCTGCTTTTGATATAAATAGAATAAAAGATGAATTAGAGTTAACTAGTTATTTTATTCCTAATGTTAGTTTTATGCTAATTGATGGTAGTAATGATGAACGTTTTACTTATTTATCAAAAAATGGTTTAAAAGATTTTGCCGCAGCGAAAATTTCAAATCCATTACATAAAAATTATATTTATGCTAGTAAACATTTTGAAGATAATGTTGATATTGAAGTTTTTGCACAATGGACTGCGGGGAAAGAAAAGAGTTATGTATTTTCTAATGGTGCGTTAAATAGCGGTGGTGGTACTCCAATTACCGGTATGAAAACTGCTTTTACGCGCACTATTAATGACCAGTCTAAAGAATCATTTGATAGTGATATGATTCGTAAAGGGTTAGTAACTATTATCAATATTAAACATCCACATCCAATATATCAAAATCAGGTAAAAGATAAAATTCAAAATCAAGAGCTTCGTGGATATACTCAAACTGTTTTTACTGAAGCAATTAAAGACTGGATTGTAAAAAATAGAGAAGATTTTGATAAAATTATTGCTTTACTTACGCGCGATAAGAAAGCTGAAGCTGCAGCCGAGAAAGCACGTCAAGGTGTTCTTAATTTTGAGAAAAAAGAAATAGAACATAAGAAGCAAAAAATTACTTCCTCTGATAAGTTTAAGGATTGCGAAAAACACGGACAAGATTCAATGTTAATTATTTGTGAAGGTAATTCAGCTCTTGGCGGTCTAATGCCTGCACGCAATGTAAATACAGAAGCCCTTTATGCTGTACGTGGCAAAGTTAAAAATCTATTAAAGCATCCACTTGATGAATGTCTTGAAAATCAGGAAGTATCAGATATTATTCTTGCTCTTGGATGTGGTATTCAGAATCGTTATAACAGCAAGAAATTGAATTATGGTAAAGTTGCTATTGCAGTTGATGCTGACGTGGATGGCTATAACATTATGTGCTTAATTGCTACAATGTTTTATGTACTTATGCCAGACTTTATTAAAGAAGGAAGACTATGTTGGCTACGCGCTCCTCTATATCGTTTAACAAAAGGAGACAAACGGGTATTTGCTTATGATGATAATGAACTCGCTGAACTTCGTAAAAAATATCCTAATTGGGAGCAAGGGCGCCAAAAAGGCTTGGGTGAAATGACAGCGGAAGATATGGAAAATTCAATGCTTCATCCTACTGAACGTCATCTTGAAGTACTTACTATTAAAGATATGGAAGCCGCAGCTGAAAGCCTTAAAATGTTAATGGGTGAAGATGTTGAACCCCGTCGTGAGTTCTTATTTAAGAATGTGGATTTTAGTATTTTGAATGGATGAAATAAAAATGTTTGATTTAGATGAATATTCATTTTTTCTTAATAAAAATAAAAATAATCCAAACTACATCTTAGAAATTTTAGATTTATATGATAAAACTGCCTGTGGAGATAAGATAAAAGAATATTATTGTTTTCCAGAACAACAGTTATATATAATTATAGATCAGTCTAATTATGTTCATGGATTTTATAAAAAGAAAGATGACTGGATTTATTGGCCTCTTGGAAAAGTAAATAATCAATTTTTCAATATGAGAAATATTAATTTTAGTATTTTAAATAGTTGAGGTTACTATGGGTAAAAAAATAGATATGACTGGTTGGGTTATGAAAGAACATGGTGTTCCAGAAAGCCATATAACAGTGATAGAAGAAGATAAAGAATATAAAAAAATACATCACATTACAGCTCCTCATGCATATTGGAAATGTCAATGTGATTGTGGAAAAATTTTTAGTGTCAGTGGATTATCTATTCGTCAAGGACACACAATTTCTTGTGGTTGTTATAAATTATCACAATTAAAAAAGAATAATCATACCCATTTAGAAGGACAAAAATTTAATCGTTTACTTGTATTAGAAGATGATGGAAGTAGAAATAGTGATAAAAAAATTCTATGGAAATGTTTATGTGATTGCGGACAAATTGCATATGCTACATCATTTCAATTAAAATCTGGGCATGTACAAAGTTGTGGATGTTTACAAAAAGAAAAAGCAGCTATGATTAATGGAAAAGATTTAACGGGCCAACGATTTGGAAAATTAATTGCATTAGAGCATATTGGTTCTAATAAACATGGTAAGCGTTTATGGCTTTGTCAATGTGATTGTGGTAATAAATGTACAGTAACTTCTGAATGTCTATTACAAGGAGACACAATTTCATGTGGCTGTTTTTCCTCTTCAAAAGGAGAAGAGTTGATTAAAAAAATTTTAAATGAAAACAATATTCCTTTTATATTTCAACATAAATATTTAGATTGTAAATCTCCTAAAAATTGGGTTTTACGATATGATTTTTATATAAATAATGAATTTTTGTTAGAATATGATGGGAAACAGCATTTTAATCCTGGTTGGAAAAATGATTTTGAATATACTAAATTATGTGATGATATAAAAACAAATTATGCAATAGAACATAATATCCCATTAAAACGTATCCCTTATACGCAATTAAAGAAATTATGCTTAGAAGATATTATGTCTGATAAATGGTTAATTAATTGACTTTTACATAAATTTATGTTATAATATAATAAATAAGAAAAGGATAAAAACTAAAATGATGTATTGTAAAAATTGTTCAAATAATAAATCTACTTATTGTACATATGATGGACTATCAACTATAAATAGAGAAGGATGTTATTTAGATGAAGAATATGCTCTTGAAATTGCTTTATTAAAAGCAAAGATCCCTTATGAAGAATGGGCAAAAGAACAAGCAGAACTTTATAATGAAATAAACAGTTAAGAATCTTAAATAATATATTTAACAATAAATAAGAAAAGGAAGTGAAAACAATTTGATTTACGAAACCGACTTTCAAAAACAAATTGAAAATGCTTTCTTGACCTATGGAGCATCTGTGGCGCAGGAACGTGCCATTCCCGATGTTCGGGATATGCTCAAAATCGGCTTGCGTCAAGGACTGTATGCTCAATTCACTAATAAATTAACCCATAAAGATAAGATGCAGAAGGCACAGAAATCCGTCGCCGCAGCAATGGCGCAATCATATGTTCATGGCGATGTAGCAATGTACGATACATTTATTCGTGCCGCTCGTCCCTGGTCTTATCGTTATCCAGTAGAAGATGTTCAGGGTAGTTTTGGTAATCCTTCTTCTCCTGATAGCCATGCGGCGCCTCGTTATGTAGAAATGCGTGCAGGTGAAATAGCAGATTTTTTCTTTACTGGACTAAAGAAAAATGCTATTGGAGAGCAATGGTATTCAAACTACGACGATACAGAACTTATTCCTTCTGTATTTCCATCAATTGGATTTTGGAACATTGTAAATGGTTGTTCAGGTATTGCAGTAGCAATGGCTACTTCTGTTCCTCAATTTAATTTAAAAGAAGTAAATGAAGCACTTATAAAAATTATTCAAAATCCAGCAGTAGATTTCAATGATATTTATTGTGCTCCTGATTTTGCTTGTGGCGGCACAATTACAAACGCAAAAGCAGTAAAAGAAAGTCTTCGTTATGGAAAAGGTGAATCAATTCGCCTGCAAGCGAAATTAACCTATTATCCAGATCAGAATATGATTCAGGCAACTGAATTACCTTATGGTGTTTTTACAAATACTGTTATCGACCAATTAGCGGCTTTGACGGAAGAAAACCCTTCATATGGTATTGAAAAAGTAACTGACCATACAAAGAAAATTGCAGATATTCGTATTTATCTTTCTAAGGGAGCTAATCCAAAGAAAATGATTACCAAACTCTATAAAGATACTTCATTAGAGAATTGGTATTCAGTAAATATGATTTTGTTGGATCAAGGCCGTTTTCCAAAAGTATTTGGCTGGCGTGAAGCGTGTGATGCTTATATTAATCATATTCGTTCTTGTGAACGTAACATTATTAAATTTGATTTAGATAAAGCTCTCGCGCGATTAAATGTAGTCGAAGGGCTTATAATGGCGGCAGCTTCTATTGATGAAGTTGTAGCAATTATTCGTGGTTCTCAAAACCCTTCTGAAGCTTCTCAAAAATTAATTAGTCGATTTGGCTTTAATGAAGAGCAAACTAAAGCAATTTTAGCTATGAAACTTGCCTCATTAACTAAAATTGACGCTATTAAATTAAATGACGAACGGGAAGAACTTAATAGAAAAATTGAAGAGTATCGTCACTTATTAAATGATAGTACGGCTTTGGATAATGAACTAATTAAAATTTTACAAGAAGTTGCTAATAAATATGGGGATACGCGTAGAACAAAAATTATGAATATTGCTGAACCTTCTGAAGAAGAAGCTCAAGAAATTCAAGAAGAAGAATTAGGAATTATGTTATTCGATAATAATGTAATTCGTTTAATTAAAAAAGAAGATTTACAAGGAGCAAAGCGAGGACGAAAAGGAGTTAATATTAAGCCTCCGAAAAATGCTAATTTAATTAATACTTTATATACTACTAATTTAGGCACTGTATCTGCCTTTACAAATAAAGGAAGAATGTATAATTTTTCTCTAAGTGATTTAGAATATGGAAAAGATTATTCTATTTATGAATTAATTATGCCACAAGATAATGAAAGAGTTATTTTATTAATTGATTCAACTACATTTAGTGCCTATAAGTATTTAGTAACTGTAAGCAAAAACGGTTATATTAAAAAGTCACTTATTAAAGAATATGGTTCTCGCGCGCGCAAGGGCGTTGCCGCAGTAAAACTTGAAGAAAATGATACCTTAATTGGCGTTTATCTATCAATGGATAATGAAGATAGAATTTTTATTGCTAGTTCCTCCGGTAATTATAATTTTTATAAATTAGAAGAATTATCTGAAACTGGTAGAGCTACTCGTGGCGTAAAAGCTATTAAACTTATGAACGAAGAAAAAATTCAATCTGCCACTTTAATTAAAACTAATATAGAATATAAAGGTATTTTAACTATTACTTCTTCTGGCCGCGGAAAAATTACTGCTATTGAAGATTTTAATGAAACCTCTCGCGCAGTTAAAGGACCGCAAGTTATGGCTCTAAAAGATGAAAATCTTGCTGTTGTTTATGCGGTTCCTATTACTCAAGAACATATTTTTGTATCAGCTAATAATAAAGCAGTTTTGCTAGAAACAGCGGATATTCCCGTTCAAAATAGAGTAACTGCCGGAGTACGTATTATAGATGCTCGTGATTCAAATACTACAATTGAAATTATGTGAGGATAAATATGAATACTGGATATGAAAAATTATTTAAAGAGATTGCGCATACAAATGAACTTTTAGCAGAACGCGTAATTGAATTAAATCATGAAAAACATGACGAAAATGGAGAAAAAACAGCATCAATCATGAGAGATGATTATGCTAATCTATATGATCGAATTAGAGAAGAAAATTTTGAACTTACTTCATTAAGTCGCAATGACTGGGCTAAATTATTAGTCGGTACAATGATTGCTGTTCAAAATATCGAAGATAGAATTAAGGGAGAACAAAAAGCAGTACAAGGCTATAGAATTGATGTTATTCCTAAATTATAGCGTATTATTGATGAAACAAAAACTGACGAAGAAGCCAAATTATTAGTTGAAAATTTATTTAAAATTGAAGAAACTAATAATTGACTTTTATAAAAATTCATGATATAATATTTACAGAAAGAGAGAAAAAGAAAATCTCTCCTCAGAGTTCTCATTTTAAGAGAAAATAAATTATAAGTATTTGACAATTGAATAAAATTTTGGTATAATAAGTATATAAAGTGGGGCGAAAAGAAAATACTAATAAATAAAATTAATAAATATAACGCACTACTTTAATATAAATAAAATATTTTTAAAAGAAAAAGGAGATTGATTATTATGACCCCCAATAGTGAATTAGTTTTAAATTATCTAAAAAAGAATTATGGTAAGGAATTTTCTAAGTAGGAAATCGCGGATGCGCTAAATATTTCTGTTCCCGCTGTTACTGGTAGTTTAAATGGCCTAATTAAGAATGAATATGCAATTACAACTCGTACCGAGGAAGTAACTGTAACTCCTGCGACTGAAACTCGTAAGGCTCAGATTAAGAAGGTTCTATATCATACCCTAACTGAGAAGGGACTAGCTTATGATCCCGTTGCTGAAGCTGCTGAAAAGCTTGCTGCTAAGGAAGCAGAAAAGGCTCGTAAGGCCGCAGAACGTGCTGCTGCTAAGGCCGCAAAGGAAAACGCCTAATAAATTATCGAGGGCGGTCCCTCAAATGGGATCGCCCTTTTATAATTTGACATAATAAAGAAATTAAAGTATAATAAAAGAAAAAAATATAGGAGAAAGAATATATATGAAAAGTATTAATGAACAAGCTACAAATAAAGTAAATATTGTTGGAAAACTATTAGACACAACTTTTGCCACCGGAAAGACTAAGACTAGCGGCACTCCATATGAAAGAGCAACTGCTACTGTTCGTGTAACTTAGATGTATGGCGGCAGTACCGTTCCAGAGGTAAGCGAAGTTCAGGTTAGTATGTTCGCAACTGAATTTACTACAAAAGGAACTCAGAATCCTGCTTATAAAAGTATTCAAGATTTAAAGGCTTTAAAGACTGCTCAGAATGTTGGCTTTGATGAAGCTGACACTGTTCGTTTTAGTGGCGCAGTATTAAGTGAAAACAACTTTGTTTCCAAGAGCGGACAACTTATTAATGGTTGGCAGGTTCGTGCTTCTTTCGTTGGTAAGGGTTCTACCGCGGATGTCGCTTCTTTCACCCTTGACATTTTTATTATGGACAAGCATCCCGAAGTAGATCGCGACGGAGATCCAACCGGACGTCTAATTGTAAAGGGCGGTTTAGTCCAATATGGTGGAAACCTAGACGTACTTGAATTCGTCGTAGAAGGTGCTGATAAGGTAGAATATATCGAACGTAATTGGGAAATTCATGATACAGTTACGGTAAAAGGACGTATTCGTGTAACTTCTGTTGAAACTAAGCCACAAATGACCAGTAGTTGGGGTGAAGATGTTCCAGAAGATACGACTCGTATGGTGCGTGAACTAATTATTACTACTGGTGATGATCAGGGCAAGGAAGAAGATTTTGCTTATGATCCTACTGAAATTAAGAAAGCATTTAATGTTCGTAAGGCAAAGATTGAACAGCTACAACTTGATGCGAAGAATAGCACTAATAAAACTGCTTCTGCTTCTGCTCCTGCCGCAACTACTCCTGGTAAATATAGTTGGGAATAATATTCTCAACTTCCAGGAGGTGTAAAATATGGCGAACATTGATATATTTTCTCTTGAACCTTCAAAAATTTCAAGAGATTTAAAAGGAAAATTTTTACTAATTTATGGATAGCCAAAAACTGGAAAATCTACTTTTGGTTCTTAGTTACCCAGAGCATTATTCCTTAACTTTGAACAAGGTACAAACGCATTGGCTGGTATACGCGGTGTTCCAATTTTACGATGGACAGATTTCAAGAAAGTACTTAGCCAATTAAGAAAGCCACAAGCAAAAGAAATGTATGATAGTATCGTTGTAGATACCGCTTCAATTGCTTGGCAGCTATGTGAACAATATATTTGTCAGCGTGAAAGCGTAGATAATTTACGAGACATTCCCTGGGGACAAGGTTGGGGCATGGTAAAAAATGAATTTTCTGAATGTTGGCGTGAAATTACTTTGCTAGGATTTGGTATTTTATTTATTGCTCATAGTAAAGACAAGCCAACTGAAATGAAGGACGAAGATGGAAATTCGATAACCGCAGTAGCTCCTGATTTACCTAATAATGCTTATACAATTATTAATAGTATCGTAGATATTATTGGTTATCTTCAAGTTCAAATGAATAACGACGGTACAACGGAAAGGTATTTATATACACGTTCTACTCCCACAGTATTTGCTGGTTCTCGTTATCAATATTTAGCTCCTAAAATTAAATTTGGATATAAAGAATTAGTTGATGCAATAGGTGAAGCTATTGATATGGCAGTAGAAAAAGATGGAGCACAAGTAACTGACAATACCGAGTTCGCGCAAGTAAAATCTCGTCCATTCCAAGAAGTTATGGAAGAAGCAAAGACTATTTGGATGACATATTTAGAAAAAGCTAATACTGATGAAGAAAAAGATCAGCGGCTAAATATTATGCGAGATATTATTAAAAAGGTATTTGGAACTGAAGATTTCAAATTAAGTCAAGCCGTTCCTTCACAAACTGATTTGGTAGAATTATTCGTAGATGAAATGAAGGACTTAATGCAGACCCCTTAATATGGGGTCTTTTTTATTGACTTTTTGTCAAATTTATGATATACTTTTATTAGAATAAAAGTAGGAAGTGAGAATATTGCCAAAAGCTACACTAAAATGCTATACTTGTAAAGAAGAATTTCGACGCGAAGAATTGGTTTCATATTCTTCACCAAATTCAACAGTATTACATAATTACTGTCCGAAATGCTTAAAAGAACGACAATCAAGAGATTATTTCTCACAAAGGGTATGTGAAATTTTTAAATTGAAAAGTCCAGGTCCGCGTATTTGGAAAGAACGCCAAAGAATACAAGATAAATTTGGCTATACAGATGAAGTAATCGCGGACTGTTTAGATTACATTTATAATGTAGAAAAATATAAAGTTTATAGTGAAAGTATTACTTTAGTAACTCCTGATATGGTGGAGCGAATGAAAAAATATAAAAGAGAACAACAACAGAAAAAAGTATTAGAAGAACAAAGAAATAAAAATATAGTTCAAGCAATAGCACAATCTAAATTTAAAGAATATGTCGTACCAGTCCAAGAAAATACAAAAGTATATGAAAGTAAGTGGAATCCAGA